CCCTTGGCGGCAGCACTCTTCTGAATGGCATCCGTGCCGAGCTGCAAACGTGCCTGAAATCCAGGGTCGTTCTGCTCTGTGAGTCCAGTAGGCGCGGTGAAGCTCTGACCGTATGGCTGCAGAAGTGACCCTTGGCCCACGCCGGAGCCGTTAGCGGTTCCACCCGTGCCTAGCCCATACTGAAGGGCGTTAAGCCCGCTCTGCCCGGCCTGCAGCCAGGGAGCCTGTTGCGCCTGAGATGTGTCGTATTGCTGCTTCTGGAAGTCTAGGGCTTTCTGCGAATTCTGAGACGCTAGATCCGCGGCCTTATTTGCGGCTGCGGTCTGGGCATCGGCTGCGCTACCGGCTGCGCTGGCTCCGATCGCGGCACTTCCAATGCTGCCGACTGCTCCGATAGTTCCAGCGACGATTGCCGCGGTGGACATAGGCTAATTTCCTCTAGTTTCTTTCGTTGGCAAGGCATAAAATCGGGTCATGAAAATCTCCATCAGCGTTCAAGACGGGATATATGTTGGCACCGCATGGTGCGATATCGATAAAGGGCATGAGGGGCTATCGCAAGCTGAACTTTTGGAGCGTTACATTGCCCCATCGTTCGCGGCAGCGCTTGATCGCCTCAAGACTCGTGCGCTAGATGCGGCGAGTAAAGGCATAATCGCTCAGTCGATAACCGAGAGCGGTGAATAGTTTCGAATGATCGCGATGAACTTTGCAACTGAAGTAAATCTTGATAGCGCCTAGCTGCTTCGCCAATGACTCGGTGAATCGGACCAGCTTTACCCCGGTACCAGATCGGCATTCGGGAGATATGTAATATGCGTCAACAATTAACATCAGCGGGGACGTGCGATAGTGCAAATGCTTGCTTGTGACGGCAAGCAGATAACCAACCATACGGCCATCCTCGCGAACGGTGATGACTTTGAACATGCCGATATCTTCCATCGCCTTCATTTTGGCGAAGTCGAGCGCAATTTCAAGGTCTAAGTCGAGCCCCAGCTCCTGCCAATGGGCATAAACAAGGTCTTTCGACTCGGAGGCCCACTCTTCAACCGGCTCAACCTGAAATGTCGTCACAGTTGGCCGGATGCCGCCAAATATAGATCGTTGACCGTATTGATTCGCGGCACGACGAAATCGTGAATCTCGCTGCCGCATCTATTGGAGACGGTTATGATAAGTTGCAGGAAATCAAGCGAATCCAGCCCGAGGCTATCGAGCTTCGTTTCTGGAGTAATATCCCGCCCCGTCTCTTCCTGTACTGCTGCAATTACATCTTCAATCGTCATGTCGCTTGCACCTGTGCCGTTAGGATTCCGTTCGTGAAGGTTTGACTGCCCTGTGTACCGCCTACAGTGAGTGCGGCCGTAACAACCACCACATTGAGCCCCACTGTCCCCGCCGCAGCTCCTATAACCAAGCCCTGAGCGCCTATCGTGACAGTTGCAGAGGCATAGGTACCCGGCACTACTCCCGAAGCTGGCATCTGTGTTGCCGGATCGATCGTTCCCGTCAGTCCGCTAAATCCTGGGTGGCTTGGATCCCATGTCGCGCCACCGAAAATAAGCACTTGCCCCGCTGCAGGCGCCGACGCAACCAGCGCCTGATGAGCGACCACCCCGCCAGCTAGCGGGCTTCCCGTGCCGTCATTGATATGATCAGTGGTCTTGTTCAGATATGGCTTGGAGAAGTCCACCATTGGCGCGCTTGCTGCTCCGGTGTCGTCGATGAGTCCAACCGTGGTGCCGATTCCTTCGGTGCGTCCGGTTATTACGGTGGAAGCGTTGATTTCCCCGATGAGCTGCCCGATCTCATTGAGGCCGTTTTGCAATTGCGTGTTCCACTGCTGCAGCACCTTCAAAAACGAGAATGTGGCGTTGCCGTCCTTGTCTACTATCGGGGAGCGGCTGGCTAGGAATGTCGTTGCTGGCTTGAGCGTGGCCATTAGGCGGTCCTCAGATAAGCGTCCACGATGGTGGTTGGAACGGGGTCCGAAACGCTCACTTCATAAACGCGGTAGCGTGATCGGCCTAATCTTCGCCAGATAGCGCGAGTGTTGTACTCGCCTGCAAATCCCAAGCTAACAATATGCTGATTGGACCAAGTAGAGCCTCGATTATCACTCCATCGCAGCATTGCCTGCGGCGGGCGGGGGTTGCCGTCTCCGTCGAGCAAAGGCGGCTGAGGCCCGAGGCCGGTTGCGAAGTCAACCGTGAGCTCCGAATGGTAAACCCACTCCATCTCATTGACCAAAGTGGGCGAGCGGCGAAGTCTGCGAATGGGGTTATGCACTGTTTGGGCAACAGGAACAACCGTGGTGCTGGCAATGGTTCCTGTCGCTCCTCCAGTGCCGGTACCGCCAGGACCGTACGCAGCTTGTGCGTTTTCCGCCTGCACCGCGAACGCCCCCGCAAAGCCGTTGACAGTGAATGATCCTGCGGTCACTGTAGCTACCGTCAATCCCGTCGGCCCATTCATTATGCCGCCCGCGTTCGTGGTGTTTTCAATAAGTATCGTTTGCCCGGGAGCAATAGGAGTTCCGGAGAGTGGAGTATAGGAGAACGTCGCTATACCTCCGCTCAGCGCGCTGTCAGTGATTTGGACCAGACCTCCAAATTGATTGTTGGTTGAGGTGGACGGAACTGCCCAGGCGAGCCCCTGCCCCGGTGGAACTGCGAACGGCGGCGGCATGCTTGCGTCGATAACCGGGGCGGCGCTGGTATATAGCACGGCATATCCAACACCAGTGATATTCGCATGGTCCTTCATGTTGTCCAAGGTCAGCGAGGTGTTAAATTGCACCATAATCTCTTGCCCGGTAAGGTCGGAGAGGTTGGTACCGATGCTTGCATCGTAAAACTCTGTACTTGCGAAGCTAACGCCTCCAGGATTGAATGGATGCTGAAAAGGGGCAGCTAGGGATGGAGCAGACGTGTTCAATCCCGTCCCGTAGACATAATTGGCATTTGTTACTTTGTCATAGATTGCATCGGCAATCAAAACAGGATAAATCCCCTGAATCGTAGCGTCGGGGGGCAAAATAGGAGAACTGAAATCTCCCCAGATCACACCAATGAAGTTCTGCCCCAGAGGTCGGCTGACGATCATCCATACCCCACCTGCGGCATTCACGGATACTTCTTCGTCTACAAAAGTGATCGCTTCCTCATCGAGGAAATTCAGGCTCATTTCGTAGAGGTTGCCCGAGTTCCAGTCGCCCACCAGATGCTTGCCGAAGGCATAAATATGGTTCCAGCTTAGATGTGGAGTGTAAGTGGCTGTGTCGGCGTGCCATGTCGCCCTCTTGTGCCAAAGGCTCTCTGCGACATCGTAGACCCATGTGCAGTCGGTTCCTGGGATGTAGAGCACCCAGAACAAGTGTCCGCCATCCTGATACGAATAGCTGACGAGGTTCGATATTTGGTCGGCGGTGTAGGACGATAGCGCAGTCTCTACCGCATGGGTCGAGATCCGTGACGGCGTGTAACCATTCGCCCGCCATGCCTGTCTTGCCCCTCGAGTGTCTTGGCTGATCCAAAAAACCGTATTGTCTACTAGATCAACACCGAAAGTTGCCGCTCCTCCTGTTTCAATGAGTGCGCCGGGAATCACGTCGAATATCTCATTGCTTCCAGAATCCTGATAGGGCTGCGCGTGCTGTGCTCCGATCACCCACAATTCCCGGTGGCTCACTTCAATTGAAACAATATTCTCAGGAAACACCGAGATGGCATTTACCTGAATGCCCGGCCATGTGCTGCCGTCGAGGATGGCTGAAATCTGGAATTTGTTGCTGCCGGCGAACATGACGATGAAATAACCGTCTGAATACTTGACCTTGACCGGGCCTCCTGCCAGTTGCGCGGTTACGTCGGTGAATGTGTTGCCTGCCAACTCGTAGGCCCATGCCTGGCCACCGGCTACTACCAGCAATTCAATGTTGCTGGCAGCAATGGATACCGGGCCGCCGAAGGCATCGAGCGTGCCGTCCATGCGGGCTACGAAAGTACCGTCTGCGAACACTTCGTAGAGCGTATCCGAGGCCGCAATAAATGCGCGGCCATGGATTTCAATGCTGCCACGAGTAGGCCCGCCGGGGAAGGTGCAGAACACGGCTAGTCCCGGCGTGCCGAAGTATGATCGTTGCGTCTGTGCTCCCGGCGTCTCGATTGTCTCCGCGAAGAAGTTGATGCACTCTTCGTCCGCGACTACATTCGATTTAGCCGTGTAGCTTGGACCCACAAATCCAAAGCGGCTCACCTACTGTCCGATCCCGAACAAATCAGCCTTGTAGTTGTAGCCGGCAGGACTAGGGACTAGATCCGACTGAAGGCTCAGATCGGGCGCATTCATTGTCTTGACTATGGCTAGAGAAGAGACCGCGAACATGACCACTGTAGAAGATGCATCGTGGTTGAACTCGGCTCCAAGCCGGACGGCTAGATTGTAGCGAAACGCCTCTGCATACCCAGGCGGATAGGTTACTTCCGATGTGAGAGTCTGCGCCCCTAGTGCCTGCCAGCTGTAGATCCTGACACTGTTCGGCTGATCGACGGGGATGGGCCAGAAATTCAACGTCCGGAGCGGAAACCCGCCATCGTCATAGCAAATCTGCGGAAATGAACCGTTGACTGTCTTGACAGGGACTTGCGTCTGCCAATCCTGCACGGAATACATATCCATTGGAACTTCAACAGGGTTCGCGGGGTTATTAAGCAGAATCGCGCTCATAGCATCGATCCGCGCCGGCCGGGGAATGTTGAAATCCCCCCCCGCCCCCAGCGTGTATGACTGCTGCCCGAGGACGAACGGGAAATCATCCGATCGCGTGGTGAAGATTGCACGCCGTTGTGCGTTCCAGCTATCGATCATGTCATTCATCACCGACAGGCCCTGATTGGCCGTATCGTCTGACGGAGTTTCGCCATCAGCGAGGACGCCAACGAGCTTCAGGGCGCTTGTGATGATATCGAACGCAGTGGCCATTTATTGAACCGCCTTTTTGGGCCTT